TACATCTAATAGTTTTTTCTTCATCCCACTAAGAATCCCTTACCGCCTATAGCTCTGGTTTGATCTTCAGACCAATCCTTTAGATGCTCTTCAGCAGTTTTATGTTTTGGCTTCTCTGGAGCCTTCTCCTTCTTCGCTCCGAATGCCTTCTCTAATTTACTATCTTTTCTCTGAACCATAAAGCTATCACCTATTATTTAAGTGGATTCTCCACTGAGTGCTTCGGACTATTGCCAGGATTCTTGTAACCATTCTTTCCTGAGTCAAGAGATTTTATGATCTTCTTTATTCCTTCACTCCCTCCTCTATGAACAGGAGAGTACAAAGTAATTGGTCCTTCTACTTCTTTTCGCTTACCCATTAAGTCCTCCTTAATTTTTCTTCATTTGTATCGGCATCCTTTACCTCTTCTTTATTTATAACTCTAAATAATACAGACCCATCTTCTTGGGTTTCAGACTTATAAGTAACTGGTACAAGATTATACAAAGTAAATTCTTCCCCATCTTTTGGAAGTGATGCTTGACGGGTAATAGACTCTAGCCTATCAAACACATTATCTATCATAGTCAATGGACTATTATACCCAGTTATTCCCATCATTCTTTCAAATGCTCTATCCATAGCACGAGCCTGACTATTAAACACTCTTAAAGTTGTTACCATAATATACTCCTTATTTATTCCTAGTTTACACCAATGTAGGTATTAACCTACCCTTGCGGATTAAGTAAGTGGGGGTTTTTACACCCCCACCTTTACACCTATACGTCAGCCAAGAAACCACTTGATGCTTGGTTCTTAGATTGGAGTCCGTACTCAGCCAGAATCATCTGCTTTATACTGTCCCCAGTCCTCGCTAGACTTTCGGTCATGAACGGTCGTAGATACGACACAGCCCAAAAATCAAAGTCTATAAACCAGCAATCACGCGATCTCTGGAATCGATCTGGAATTATTTTAAAAGTTCCAAAATCGGAAACATAAACGTCTACTGATGCTACTACACTCGCTGGAGCTGCTTTGTCGGCAGCGGTTCTCAGACTTGATACCGTTTGTGTCAATGCCGAGATTGACTGCTTATTGGAAGATCCAACAAGAATGGTATCCGGTGTGCCACCACTATCAAAGCATTCTTTGATTACGGTCTTCATACCAGCTTCAGTTAATGTTCCTGTTGAGTCAGCGTCACTAGCGGTATCCGTACCATTACCACTGGAAGCAGAACCTAGCCCCGATGGGGAAGATGCTCCTCCAAGAGTGTGATAATTGGTCGCAACCCATGCGCCCAAACCTGCCGTGACTCTCGCTGAACCTGATGAACCAGCGGATTGTGCCACGTTATCCATCAACATCTTTTCCATATCACGCTTCATTTCTTTGGCGCGTTTCGCTAACTGATACGCTTGGGAAGATTTTCTACCTGCAAAATTAACGGCTTCGGCTGTTCCAGAAGTCTGGACTGCCTTAACCGAAATTTGCGTGTAGTTCCCTACCCTTGTGGGTTCACTTACAGCGGCAGAAGTTGGATCATTTCCCTCAGTAGAGCGATTAGCTGCTGCTGCGGTTAATGCATCTGTCTGCCATTCAAAGTAAGTATTCTCAGCAGTCTCACGACCACAACCACTTAGGAACGGTGTCTCAGTTGGCGAAATATTATATATGATATTACTAAGATCTTCCCTGATGCCTATAGCACCATAGGTTTCCCTAGTATTCGTAGGAATTGCCATATAATATTCTCCTATTAAAGATCAACGAAATCCTCAAATAATCCTACTGCATCATTTACATGACCGGATTGTTTAAGGCGCTTCATTTCAGTACGACGTACAGCTTTATTACTGGCAGACTTCTCAACACCCTTTCCACTCTTCACAACCTTTACCTTCTTTTTAACTTTCTTGGTCTTTAGGTTCTGAGCCTTTCTTTGGGAATCTTCCCATGCTTTAGCTTTCATAAGCATAATGATAGAACGATGGTCAAATAATTGTTTAACCTCTTCGTCATTAAACCCATTAGAGTTGGCAAAGGTACGCAGTTCAGCAGCAATAGCTTTCTGCTGCTCTGGAACACCCCAGGCCGGTATCAATTGTACTAGCTTAGTGTATTCTTCTTGCGCCCAGTTGTTGAATTGTTGTTGATGCTCTTGAGCCTGATATTCATTCTCTTGAGCGTGTGCCTGTTGCAGTTGTTGTATATTAGCTTGGGCTTCACGAAATTCATCCCGTTTAGTAAGGTACTCTTCCTTATCTTCCGCTTTCAATCGTTCCCAATCTATATTTTGATATTCTTTTAGCGATGCAAGATTTAACTGTGCTGCACTTGCCAAAGAACTAATATACTGCTGTCGAGCCTCCTGAGTCTTAGCAACCTCTTGCTGATAAAACTGACCAGCATCATCGAGTTGTTTCCGATACTCACTTAACTCTTGCGTCTTACGTGTATAATCCTGTTGTCGAGAGTACCCCTTTAAGAGTTCTTCTTCAGTAACCTCATAATCTTTGCCGTCTACTTTAACAGCATATAACTGAGGTGTGTCGTCCTCCTCCTCAACGGTTTCTTCTTCGACTTCGGATTCTTCTGAGTCCTCCCCCTCCTCTTCAGATTCTTCATCAGATGCTTCCAATGCTTCCTCTTCTGTTTCGGTCGATTCTTCAACGTCCTCTACTTCTTCTTCAGACGTTTCGGCTTCTTTCTTTTTAGGTGTCTCCTCTTCAGGTTCCGTTAAAGATAGAAACGCTTCTTGTGCCTCCCTTACACTTCCTTCTGGAAGAGTCGGGATTACTGCTGGTTGCGGGGCTTCTTGCGTATCCGCCATAATAAACTCCTTGTTAGATAAATGGATGTTGCTCTTTAAGAACTTTGTTCATATGTCCAGTTTCAACTATGGACTTTAAATGACCATGTATTCTATCGAGCAGTCTCATTGCAAGCCAGATTGATTCTCTGGCTTCAAATTCTGTGGAACCGCTGACATTCCAGCGATTCATTAAATCTTCTTTTATTACATTAAACGACTCATTAAATAATGGATCATTTAAAAGTGAATTAGCTCTTACTTCCCTCTCTTCTGGTGTCATGTGGCTCCTATAGCTACGGCTCGTTTCTGTTCTCTTTCAAGATTAAGTTCTTGCTGTTTAAGGCTAGAATCAATTTGTAACTTCTCGTACTCCTGTTTGATCTTCTGTGCCTTTAACTGAAGTTCACCTGCTTTGATCTCTAGCTCTTGCTTCTTAACTTGAGCCTCCATCAGAGCAGCCTGATCTTTAGGTGAAGGCTGTTCCTGTTGTTGAGGCATTGTTGCTGGGTTAGTTAAGAAGTCATCAACATTCTGAAAGCCCATTGCCTTAACTAATGAGGCTCCAAGATTGTACATATTCTGCTCACTAACAATATTCAATCCACCCTTCATTGCTTCTCCTGCAAACTGGAGCATCCTCGAAAGGTGAGCCATCTGCTGATCTTTATTACCACCACCCAAAGCAACTGAAACAGTGCAATCAAACTTATCATTCCAAACATCAGGACGTACAGGAACCCACTGATTACGTAACATAACAACTCTTTCATGATCTTGATTCTTCATAAGTAATTCATAAATAGTAACCATCAAATCTTTAACGCCAGTCTCAGCAAAGTTTCTAGCAATCAACTCTACTCGGCTTTGTGCTGCACCCATGACTGCATTAACAGCCGTAGCTGTAGTATGAGATGTTAAAGCATTCTCATTTAGTCCTTGTGACATCCTCGATACACCAGCCCTTGATTCTCTTACACTATCAAGATATTCTAACATCTGGAATGAGTAAGGTTCTAATGCTGGGGTAGCTAAAGGTGTAACTGCGTTTGGAGACTTAACTCTAACTACACCACCAGGTCTTTGTGTAAGAAGATCATCTAGGTTAGCCTGACCCTCTAAAATTGCATAGCGCCCAAAGTTCTGGTTATACATATTGTCCATGAGATTACGCATTAACGTACTCTTCATGAGCTGCAGATCCATAACTAGATCAGCTATAGATAAACCAAAGAACTTATGCGGAATCTTTATTGGGGTAATGGAAACAAAGGGTGCTGAATCAATAGCCTCATTCTCAAGAATAGTTGAGCCAACAACACAAACTTTTCTCAGCTCTGCTATACCATCCCCATCGAAGTCTGTTCTGAGAAAGCATTCATGTAACCAGTAGTTTCTTAAACCCTCGTCACCATACTCTTCTCCACCCCATCCTTCCCAGTATCGGGCAGACTTATCATA